TCCAAACCAACCTATATTTAATAGTTGGATAGAAGACAGCAATAAATTTGGTATTCCTGTAGATAATGTTGTATTTACTACGCATATTAGTCTTAATAAACATGATTTGAAAAGCTTTGATTGTGTTATCCTTGATGAGATACATGATATAAGCGTTAATCAATGGTTGTTTATTGAAGAAAATATGCCGGTTAGAATGTATGGTTTATCTGGTACTTTGCCAAATAAAGGTGAAAAGCTTGAGTATCTTAATCTTTATTGTCCTGTTATCTATAAAAAAACATTAGATGAAACAACGGGTAAACTAAATAAAGATTACAAGATAACTGTGCATGTTCTTGAGCCAAGTAAAGATAAGAACATTAAGCTTAAATCAGGAAACTATTGGAGTGAAGCACAAAAGATTGCTTTCTTTGATAGAAAATATGAGATGAGCAGAAACTTTACTGATATGCTTTCTGTCATTAGAGCCATTCAAGATAGTCCTACAAAGTTAAATTATATGAAGAAACTGTCTAGTAAAATAGACAGAGGTTTATTCTTTGTAGAAACAGCTAAACATTGTGAAGAACTAGGATTTGACAGCTATTATAGCAAAGAACCTAAATCTGAACAGAACTTAATAGACTTTAAGAATGGCGATATTAACAAGTTAGCTACAATTAACCAGCTAAAAGCTGGTATTACAATACATGATTTGAATGATGTGGTTATACTTCACTGCTATAGTAGTAATAATAAAGCAGCACAAAAGTTAGCTCGAGCATTAAATTATGTAGAAAACCAAATTGCAAACATTCATATTCTATGTCTTAAGGGTACAAGAGATGAAAAATGGGTAACTCAAGGACTTATAGAATTTGATCAAAACAAAATAATATGGCAAAAAAGTTAACACCAAAAGAAAGAGCTAAAATATATTTAATGGCTGCTGAGTATTTTGAAAAAAAGACAAACATAGATTATGGATGTGCAGGATTTTGTGATTTTATAAGTATACATCATGGTTATCTTACTGGTAGACAATTTATAGAGTATGAATTATTTAGGCCTAGAATTCCTAATTTGTATTGGTTTCCACATACAAAAGAAGGTAAAAATCAAAGACTAAATGCATTATTATTATCTTATTACATGGCTTTAGATGCAAAAGAATAAAGTAAAAGGTCATAAACCTGAATATAAGGTAGCTATCAAAAAGAAAAATAAATCTAAAGAAGATATTGTTTTTTTAAACATGATAAACAGACATAACGAAATATTCTACAATAGAGAATTATTAATTGATCAACAAATAGAAAAGATGATTTATGGAAATTAGCGTAACAAGAGAACTGTTAAAAGTTTTGCACAAGCATACTTTAAACTTAAATACTTGGGTGTTCTTGCTATCTTTGCAAAGTAGTGAAGATCTATACGATTTAGAAGATGTAAATAATTATGCTTTTGTAGCACAACATCTTGGTGTACTAGGATTAATTAAGCTTTGTGATGATGAAACTGAAAATCTTTATTGTCTTACAACTAATGGATTTGAAACAATAAATAAGATATATGAAGATACAAAACAAGGAATACAGGATAGCGATTAGCGACATCGAGACTTTGAAATGTTGTTCAATGTTTGGCTTTTATGATTTTGAGAATGATAAATGGTCAATATTTGAAATAAGCAAGTTCAAGAATGATTTGTATGCTTTTGTTAAGTTCTATAGTAAGGGTAATTGGGATAGGGTTGTTTGGTACAACGGGATAGACTTTGATACGCAGGTAATAGAATATATTCTTAGAAACTATGAAAAGTGGTTTAACTTAAGTGGATTAGAAATAGCTGATTTGATTTATCAACAAGCTCAAAAGGTTATTGATGATAAGAATTATGGTGTTTTTAATGAATTTAGACAAGAATATATGGAAGTTAAACCAATTGACGTATATACTATTCTTGGTTTAGACAACGAAGCAAGGAGATCATCTTTAAAGAAATGCGCTTTTCAGCTTGACGAAGAAGTGGAAGAAATGCCAATACATCATACTGTAGAATCTTTGACTGAAGAAGAAACAGATCAGGTTAGAGAATATATGAAAAATGATATTCTTATAACTTATAAACTGTTTAAGATAGTCATAGGTGATACAGATCATCCTATATACAAAGGTAATAACCAACTTGAATTAAGACTTGATATCCAAGATGAATTTGGTATAGATTGTATTAACTATAGTGATATTAAGATTGGTGATGAGCTTCTTAAAAAGAGTTATGCTGATGCTATAAGAAAAGATGTAAAGGATCTACCAAAGAAAGGTTTCTTTAGGAAAGAGATTAAGCTAAAGTTTTGCATACCTAAATATGTAGAATTTCAAACTGAACAACTACAAAAGCTACTTAAAGAAACCAAAAGTAAAATCATAAAGCCGCAAGATAAACATGAGTTAGAGTTTGTATTTAAGAATACAAGTTATACTATTGGTTTAGGCGGTGGTCATAGTGATAATACTTCTGAAATTTGGCAATCTGATGAAGATTATCAAATAGTAGATCTTGATGTAGGTTCTTTATATCCGGCAATTATTGTAAACAACAGTTATTATCCTTATCATCTTGGTAAGGAATTACTTAATGTCTATAAGAAATTGTATCTTAAAAGAATAGAACTTAAACCTTTAGCTAAGAAAGATAAAAAGATAGCGGGTATTGTAGGTGCTATCAAGTTAATCTTGAATTCAGCTTATGGTAAAATGGGTTCTATGGATAGTTGGATGTATGATAAACAGGTGCAAGTAAGTGTTTGTTTAACTGGTCAGTTTGCATTATTAATGTTAATCGAGTCTATGGAACTTGCTGGTATTCACGTTTTCTCATTCAATACTGATGGTATAACGCTTAAGCTACACAAGGATAAACTTGAAGAGTTTAAGAAGATTTGTGAAGATTGGGAAAACAAAACAAGTTTTATACTTGAAAGACAAGATTACAAAAAGATTATTTATTCTACGGTTAATGATTATATGGCTATAACCAATGATGACAAAGTTAAAACAAAAGGTGATTTTATCTCTGAGTTTGAACTTTGGAAGAATAAATCCAATAGAGTTGTAGCATTATCTCTCCAAGAATATTTCACAAAAGGAACTAAACCTGAAGATTTTATTAAGAACCACAAGAACATTTATGATTTCTGTATCATGTCTAGAGCTACAGGTGAAAACCATTTAGAATTACAAAATGATAAGAATGAAAATATCAAACTAAAGAAATTAGTTAGGTATTATTATTCTAATAATTCTAGTTGGCAATTGTTCAAAAGAGGTACTGGTACAACAGGTAAACCTATGAATGTTCATCAAGCAGCACCAAATGATTTAGGTAATATTTATGTACAGTATTTCAATAAGTTTGAAGATAAGCCATTTGATGACTATCACGTAGATGTCAATCAGTACATTTATAAAGCTTATAAGATCATAGCTAAAGTAGAAAAGAACAAAAAGGACAAGAATTTCATAACAAGTTTACAAGAAGTTAAGCAAATGAGCTTATTTTAAAATTAAAATAAATGAATAAAGAATTTATACCTTAAAAAGATCAGTTATGAATGAATTAGTAAACTATTTTAAAAATGGTTCAATTTTAGATGTAATTATAGGTGTAGTTGTAATTGCAGTTATAATAAGAGTTGTATATGAAATAATATTTAAAAAAGATCAGTTATGAATAAAGAATTTATCCCATACGAACAAGCACTAGAACTTAAAGAACTTGGGTTTGATATTAGACCAAATTTTGGTGGTAATACTTCCCTATATAGTAAAAATGGTTATCATACCTTTTATACAAATTATGGTGTTATGGGTAGTGGTCTTTCTGATGGTTATATCTATGCACCAACATTCTCACAATCATTTAGATGGTTTAGGGAGAAGTATAAACTAATACATGAAATAAGTTGGAGTAAGTACAAAGGTGGATTGAATTTTGATTACGACATATTTAGTTTAGTACTTCCTACGGATGATGAATTGGGTGATGAAAATGATATGACATCGGACAAATCTATGGAAACATATGATAGTTTGGTTAATAAAGATTTTAGGTGGCATGAATGTGATACCTATGAAGAAGCAGAAAATGCTTGTATAAATAAACTAATAGAAATAGTTAAAGATGGAACTAAAATTAACACCAGAGAAGATTAAGAAACTGCCTATTAAAGTAGACAGTTTTGTGTATTTATGGTTACTATCAATAGGTGAAGAACCTACATTTGATAAGAGTTTGGAGTTAATGATGGATGGTTATATCTTTCCTGGAGGTAAGGTTACTAAAAAGGGTTTAGATTTAATAGATTCTGTAACAGATAATAAAAAAGTAAATCTTAGTATAAACTATAGGGATATACTTGATGAACTTAAGAAGGCCATGAAAAAGTTTGTTGGTAAAGAACAAATACAAGGTTTTGGTGGTATTTATTTTAGACCTACAGAAGTAGAACTAAAGCAGTTTCTTGAAAGATTTTGGAAATATTACCCGGAATACAGAGATGTTGTTAAAATTACTAAGGTTATTAACAAGCACATAGAAACTTGTAGTAAAAAGAATAGTTTTGCACCTGCTATTAAATACTTTATTCTTAAGGAACAGAGTAAGGGAATGTATACATCACAATTAGCTTCAGCTTATGATAGCTTTGAAGAAAAAGAAGAACTAAAAACAACATTTGAGTTATGACAAACTATTATGAAAACCTGAAGAGTGCTATTACAGAAGGTATTGACGGTAAGAATGAAGGATTATCAACAGGTTTTCAAAGATTAGATAATTATATCTCATTGAAAAGAAAAATGTTGATTTCTGTTATAGGTTCACCGGGTTCTGGTAAATCTGCATTTACTAATCTTGCATTTCTAATGAACCCTTTTGAGGATAACTTTAATACTAACAAGGTAAAACTTAAGATAATACTTTTTTCTATGGAGAGAAGTATTGTTTTTAGTTTTGGTAAATGGATGTGTTTAAAGATATTCCAAGAACAAGGAGTTGATTTAGATTTAGGAACCTTATTAGGTTGGTATAGAAACAAAAAGCTTACACCTGATGGATTTAAGTATGTAGAAATGTATGAAGATTATTTTACTAATCTGCAAAATACATTAGATATATACGAAGGTCAAAGAAGTCCTAATGATATATTCAGAATTGTAAAAGGTTATTCAGAAGCTAATGGTAAAGAAACAAACATTACAGAATTCAAGAAGAAATATGTTGCAAATGACCCAAATGAACACGTTATTGTAATTGTAGATCATATTGGTTTAACTAAACCTATTAAAGATTACCCTACTAAGAAACAAGCAATTGACAGATTAGTAGAACATTTGCAATACTTTCGAGACCATTTAGGATATACTTGTATAGCAGTTTCTCAGTTAAATCGTGATTTAAGTAATCCATTGTATAAAAAAATGGACAGTTTTGAACCACATCTTGATAACATCAAAGAAACTGGTAATTTAGGTGAAGCTTCTGATATAGTATTAAGTTTATTTGATCCTATTAGATATAACACAACTGATAAGAACTATGGTGATGTAGAGAAGTTCAGAAGTAATATCAATGGTCACAAGTACTTTAGAAGTGTAGCTATCCTAAAGAATAGTTATGGTATTGATGGTGCATCAATAGGAACAGTATTTATGGGTCAAAATGGTTTATTTAAGGAATTACCCAAATCTTCAGAAATAAAAGATTGGCAACAAAAGGATTATGATAGCATATTTAACCATACATATTTCCTACAAAAACCATTAATACCATTAGAAAAAGCAATAAGAATTTAGTATATTTGTAACAAATAAATAAACAATGAACAGATTAGATTTTGGTAAAGTTTTGGTAGTTGGACCTTCGGGTTATGGTAAAAGTTTCTTAAGCAAGACAGCTGATTTTGACAAAACAGGTTTTGTAAATAGTGAACAGAAACCATTACCATTTAAAGGTAATTTTAAATTTACTGGTAGACCTAAGAGTTGGGCTGGGTTCTTAAAGAATATTGAAGATTTTGGGAATAATCCTGATATTACCAATATTATTGTAGATTCACAATCAATGGGTTTTGATATGTTGCATAATGAAATGCAACAAAATTTTAAAGGATTTGATGTTTATAGCAATTATAACAAACAATTAGCAAGGTATTTTGATTTGATTAGAGCTGTACAAAAAGATGTAATTGTTTTAAGTCACGATGAAACTGTAGTTGAACAAGGTTATAAGCAAAGAAAAGCTAAAGTTCAAGGGAAACAGTACGAAGGTCGTGTAGAAGCTTATTATACAGTTGTATTATTTGCAGATAAGAGAATTAAAGAAGGTAAACCTGAATACTTTTTAAGAACATTTGCAGAAGATACAAGTTCTAAAACACCTGAAGGATTATTTCCTGATAAAACAGGTAATAATTTATTGGAAATAGCAAACGATGCTAGTTATATTTTTAAATCATTAGAAGATTATTATAGTTAAACAATTAAATTAAATAAAAATGCAAGTAAAAAAGAACGAATCGAAAGAAAGAAAAATGATGGTGGGTATTGGCGAAGTGCAAATACTAGGTTTTAATCCAAGTCGTGAAGAATTGGATAATATTCTTGGTATTGAACGTGATGAAGATTACGAAGCTAAACCTGAATTTGAATATTTTAAAGAAGGTGTAGAATTAAAGCAAAAAGATGAAGATGGCAATGAAACAGATAGTATCTTTTGTGATCAGCTAAATGTAACTGTTTGGGTTAAAGAAGTAAAAAGTGGTGAAAAACTACCTATTAACTTTACCCTTTATAAAACTGAAGATATTAGTAGAACAGGTAAGTATAAGTTCGTAAATCAACACGGTAAATCTATTTATTGTGATGATGAAGCTAACTTAAGTGAATATTTTACTAATACACCAGGTAAAGTTAAACAACCTTTGGCTTATAAGAAAGCTTATAAAGGTGAAGCTAATTTGCTAGAATTCTTGGCAAGTTGGACAGGAATTAATCCTTTTGATACAGAATCAAGTTTGTTCCCTGAAGACACTAAGAAGTTTTGGACAGGTAACATGAAAGAACTTAATAGTTTGGTTATTGATTTTAGTACAAATACAGTAATGTGTAATTTCAGTGTAAGAGTTAAAGAAGTTACTGATAACGATGGTAATACTGAAACTAAAGAATACAACCGTATTGAAACAAAAGGTTTTTGTAGTGGTCACTATATGAAGTTCTTTAGACAATATGCTAAGAATAACTTTGATGGATTGCATACAAAAGCTAAGATGGGTAATACAAGTATGTATCAATTAGCTAAGTTTGTAGAAGATATCTATGGAGAATATGGTGTTAAGAATTTCACTTTTAAAGGTGAACTTACTGAATATCAAGAAGGTATGAATCCTGTAAATGCTGAAAGTGCAGTAGTTACAGACACTAATGCTGATTATTAATTGTTTATTTTAACAAGAAGCCTCAGTAGAAATACTGGGGCTTTTTTATTTTTGTACTATGAAAGTAAATAAGAATGTAGATTACAGTACAATGATAAATGAATGTTTGGATGATGCAGATATTCTCTATCATTATATTGGTCATAAGGATAGGTTATTTTGTTCTCCTTTAAGAACTGATAAACATCCTTCTTGTAGTCTTTATTATTCTTCTACTGGAAAGCTAAGATTTAAGGATCACGCAACAGGAGATAATCTTTCTGCAATTGCTTTTGTTCAAGAACTATATAAATTAAGTTACCCTGAAGCAGTAAAGAAGATTGTAGCTGATTTTGGGTTATATGGTGAAAAGTTTAATGCAAAACCAATACTTAAAGAATATGTAAAACCTGTAAAACAAGCTGTAGACATTAAGATTGTACCCAAAAAGTTTACTGATAAAGATTTGGAATATTGGAATAGCTTTGGTATTAGCTTTGAAACATTGAAATTGTTTAATGTTTATTCTGTAGAAAGTTTGTGGGTTAAAAAGAACCCATTTCCTATCAAGAAGAATGAGTTATGCTTTGCATATTATTTCCCTAAATCCAATCACTTAAAGATTTATTTCCCTACAAGATCTAAAGGTAAAAAGTGGTATAGTAATACTGATAACATTTGTGATGTTCAAGGTTATTACCAAATGGATATTAAAAACACTAATCCAGAACTATTAGTATTAACCAGTTCTATGAAGGAAGTAATGCTTTTGTGGGAATATGGTATAAAATCCATGGCTATACACGGTGAATTAGCAATATATGACAAAGATTTTATAAGACATATCAAAAAGTATTGTAGTAATATTAAATCACTTTATGATTGGGACGAAGCAGGTTATAAAGCTTCTGAAAGATTATTAACTGATTTTGATATACACCCTATACCAAAACCTGATTATCTTAATTGCAAAGACGTATCTGACTGCTTTAAGGAGAATAAAGAAAAGACTATTGAATTTTTAAAAACAATAAAATGAAACTAGAAGAAGATATCTTAGTAGAAAATTTAATAAAAGACGTTATGCAAAGCAAGATTATAGTTTATAATGATGATGTAAATAGCTTTGAAAACGTAATAATTTGCTTAGTTAAATATTGTAATCACGATTACGAACAAGCAGAACAATGTGCTCAAATCATACACAATAAAGGTAAATATGCAGTAAAAACAGCTGATTTTAGCAAGTTAATACCTATTTGTGATGCTTTAGTAGAAAATGGTTTAAACGCAAAAATTGAATAATGGAAAATAAAGAAACATTAGAAGAAGCCGCTGAAAAATATGCAAAAACAGCAGAAGGAATTGATATTCCATATCAAAATGGATTATACTATGGATTTGTAGAAGGTGCTAAATGGCAAGCAGAGAGAATGTATAGTGAGGAAGATATGAAAGAATGTTGGAATGCTTGTTTTCAATTTCATAAACCAGCTGGTTTTGACAGCGGTATTAATTTTAATGATTTTATTGAACAATTTAAAAAGAAATAACATGGGAAAAGTAACAATAGAATTTGATACTGTAGAAGAAGCTACTGAAATAAGAGAAGCTTTAGATGGTTACAAATGGAAATTAGCCATGTGGGATTTGGATCAAGGGTTAAGATCAACCACTAAATATGGTACTAGTTTAATTAATACAAAAAATAGTGCTACTACTGAAGAAGTTGAAATAGCAGAAAAATTAAGAGAATTAATAAGAGAATGTTTATCAGAGTATAATCTTAAATTAGAATAATATGAAACAAACAGCAGTAGAATATCTATTTGAGCAGTTATGGGAAACACCTAAAGATAAGTTTAATTGGTATTCAATACTTGAACAAGCCAAAAAAATGGAGAAGGAGCAGATAATGGAAGCACATAATCAAGGTTATGCTGATGGTTATAGAGATAATGGAAATTCACCAATAGATTACTACAACGAAACCTATAAATCAGAATAAGATGAAAGTACTAAACGAAAACATAGACAATTTAAAATGCTTAATTAGATTAAGTCATTTTACAAAAGATGAGGCAGATTACAATACATTTCACAAAGCGTATGCTTTTGCTGTACAATCTGTAGCAGGTAAGATTTTAACATTTCATGTTATGACTGAATATGGCATGTTGAGATCAAGAGTACCTATTTCTGAAATGTATTTAGAAGAACCAGAAAATGATATACCTGCTCACTTTAAACAACTTTGGGATTGCTTTTCAGAAAATGTAAGTATGATTACTTACGATTATCTTTATGAAAAAAGATGCCAAGTTCTATTAAAAGACAAAACAAAAGTTTGGGCAACATATTTATTTACAGTTGATTGGTATAGAAATGGTTACTCAGATGAGCCTACGGATTATAAGTGTGGTCATATTTTAGTTGCAGACGATGGTTATTTAATGTGCCAACCTAATAATAGGATTTTTTGGAGAGATTCAAATTGGGTAACTAAAGAATTCCCATTTGATCCAAAAATATTTAAAGTAGATCAAGAATTAATTAGTGTTGAAAGTTTTAGCGACAAATTTGTTACTTCTGATGGTAATTCTTTTTATTATGACATAAATCCTATAGAAATTAAAAACAATGAGGAACAATAAACAAAATAGCAAAGATGGAAAATAAACTTGAGTGGGAAAACTTTGAAATGTTAATAGATGAAAGTTGGCATAATGATTTAAAACCATGGATAGAAAGCAAAGAATGTTATGACATTTATCAAAAGCTAAAAGCTTTACCTAAAGGTGAAGCAATACCAAAAAGTAATCTTTTGTGGCGGCCTTTTAAAGAATGTAAAAAAAGTAATCTTAAGGTAGTATTTATGGGTTTAAGTCCTTATCATACAAGGTACAACAATAAGGATTATGCAGATGGTTTAGCTTTTAGTACTATGTTAAGTAAAACACCACCAAGTTTACAATTGCTAAAAGAGGCAATGGATGATGATTTAGGATATAAAGGTGATAAACCTAATGACTTAAGTTATCTTGCAGAACAAGGTGTTTTGTTACTAAATGCAGCATTAACAACTAGTTATCAAAAAGCAGGTAATCATTTAGATCTTTGGTATCCTTTTCATAAGTATATGTATGAAAATGTTTATTGTAAGCATAACGGGTTAATATTTGTATATTTTGGTAAAGAAGCAGCTAAATTGCATAAACTTGAAACACCTTTTATTCATTATAATAAAATAGTAGAACATCCAGCAGCAGCTGCAAGACAAAATAGGGATTTTAAACACGATAACCTATTTACTTTTATAAACAAGCTACTTAAAGGAAGTAATGGTTCTGATTTTATTATTAATTGGACAAAGTTTGATGAAGAATTACCGTTTTAAAAATTAAAAAACATGGAAGGAATTGAAAAATCATTAGATTTATTGTGCAACATTAGACAATTGTCTACTTTAGTAGACATAAGAATATATGTAAATGCAGAAAAACAAAAGTTAGACTATAGAGGTACAACAGAATATGAATATTGTGCAATCAATAGTAGGTTTGAAACATTGCAAGAGATAGAAGATCTACTAAATAATAAAATAGAAATATTAAGTAAACAAACCCCTATATAAAAATTAGGGGTTTTTAATTTAAATTATATGGCTAATCCTTATATACATAGCAAATCAAGTGCAAAGAGATATGGTGGTAAACCTGAAGATTATCTTGAGATACATAAACTTCTTGATAGTCCTAAAGTAGTAATGAATAATCATACTAACAGATTTCTTACACATAATACTTGGTTTGCGTATGAAATTATACCTAAGATATTTGGGTATAACATAATTAACAGTGATGGTAAATCTGTAGATACTGTAGATGTGGCTCTTTATCATATACTTGAGGATTTCAGAATGCAGTTTATTCCTACGCCACAAGATTTCTTAAAACATATGACTGTAGAGAAATGGATGCAGAATGGTGTAAAACTTATTGATAACCCAGAAGCTATTGAATTAGCTAATAAACTTAAAGAAAATGGAAGAATTAATCAAGAAATGGAAAGAATATAATATAGATAGGGCTGAATTTGAATTTACTTGTGGCGGAGACAGTATGGGAGATACAGAATTATTCTTTTATGATAAAGACAATAATGAAGTAGAAGTAGATTTTAATAGTGAAATTGAAAATGAAATTTATAGCAATGTTACTTTTTACGATGCAAGTGATGGTCATTATCAAGGTGAAGCAGGAACTGTAACTGTTACATTAGTTGAAGAAGAAGGTGAAGAACCTTGTTTTCAATTTGATAAAGATGCTCAATCTGAATATAGCGAAAGTTATACTGATAGAATTCAAATTGAGTTCAGTAAAGAGCAATATGATTATCTTGAAAAGCATGTTGAGGACATTAAAGATAATTACAGTATTGATGCAATAGTTTTTGCATACAAAATAGACTTTTTTGTTTCACCAGAAAAGGAATTAATTGAAAAGTCTATAATGGAAATTATAAAACAAACGTGTGATGATCATGAATATGAGTATAGTGGTAATGGTGAACTTGAAGATAGTGATTACTACGATGTAAATAACATTGAATTTTTAGGTGATAATAAAATTAATCTTGATTTAAACTATAGAGTAACAGAATATGCGACTAGTGATTGAAAAAGAAGAATATGATTTACCATACGGTATAAGTTTACTTAAAACTTTACATGGGAATGACTATAATGATTTACCGGAAGATTTTAAGCATGAAGAAATAAAGAAACTTTGGGAAGACTATAAAGGAATACCAAAAAAGCTTTATAAAATGACACAAAGTAAAGATGTTGAAACTTTAGAATTAGCTGTTAGACTACTTGAAAAGGACAAGATTAAGTTTTTTCAGGATCATAGGACTCATTGGACTAGTGGAGGAACAGAGAAAGTTTTAAATAGCGTAAAAGTATTTTTAACAATAGACCAACAAAGATGGAACAATTACAAGTAAAAAGTGACTTAGCAAAGTTACAACAATTATTGGGTAGCAAATTGTATTCTGATAAATACAGTTTTATACAAGAGGCTTTGCAAAATAGTACTGACGCAATGCGTAAGTGTGGTAAAGCAGATGAACCGTTTGACGTTAATGTTTATTTGAAAAATAGTACTTATTATTTTTCTATTAGGGATTATGGTTGCAGTTTTGATAGCATAGAAGAATTTAAGAGATTAGTAGGTACTTTATTGGAATCAAGTAAAACACAAAATAAAGACAGTGCTGAAAATCAGGAACTCGGTAAGTTTGGTATTGGTTCTATTGCAGTTGCAGCTTATAATAAAACTTGGGATTACAAGGTTTATAAAAATGGTAAAGTATTTGATGCAAAATTACAGGAAATTGATGGACAGGGTTTATTTATGGAAGTATCTGATTATTATGATACTGCTGAAGTAGACGGTGTCTTTTTACAAATTCAGATTATTGATAGTCTTGAAATGTTTGTAAATAAGCTTTTAGAGAAAGCTAAGTATTTCCAAAACATCAAATTTAACTTTGATGCTGATGTTATTTATTCTTTAAGGTATAGTAATTTCAATAGTAGACTTGTTACTATAAACAAAGATTTTCAGATTTTTAAATCTGATGATTTTCAGTATAGTACTTTGAATAAGAGTAGTAAAATTCATATTTGTTTAGATCAATACGCTTATGAAATTAAATGGGATGAATTAGAAATTGATGCTGTAAATCTTCCATTGGCTCTTAGATTTAACTTAAATGATTTTGAAACTAATCCTACTAGAGAAGTATTAACTATTACACCTGATTACAAAGAAAAGATTGTTGCAAAGCTAGAAAAGGTAGCTGATTGGTTTGTGGATAAATGGAATGAAGTTAATCCTATGAGAGAATGTAATAATTTGAATGATTATATTGACGAATTAGAAAAAAGACAAAACAAACATGTTTCTTTAGCTAATACTAATTTAGATGTTTTCTTGTTTTGTAATCTTTATTCCTTAAAAACCTTTAATACTGTTACTTTTAAGAATATAAGTGCTGGTACATTAAATGGGTTTAATCGTTTTTTAAATAGATATTCATATTATTTCTACGAAGGATTTGCAACAATAAGACATGGTAATCTTTCAAGACACGCAGGATATATTGGTAGACATGATTGTTATTTTATTAAAAAGTCATTTAGTAGAACTTATCAAACTTACTTTAAGACTGTTTTGAGAAATAGTGATTCAAGAATTTATAAGAAAAAACCTGTAGAATTTGTATTCAGTAATCCTCAAGAAAACCAAGTAAGTTTCTTGAAGTATATGGAAAATTTTGAAAAAGTAAAAATTGATGCATTAACTAAAGAAAATATTGAGGCTCTTACTAAAATGTTCAGTGATTTTAAAACTCTAATGGTAGAGTTTGAAAAATGTATACCCAATGTAGAAGATATAGTTCCATTAAATTATGGAAATACTATTCCTAAGGTTCAAAGAAGAAAGAGCAAGATTGATAAAGGTGACGATGAAATAATCTTGAAGTATCCAAGAGAACCACAAAAATGGATAAACTGGAGTGCTGTTTGGGAAGATAAAGCTGTAAAAGTTAACGAACTAAAAAAGCTTAAAGCTTTACATATTTATGGCACAGAATCTAGAAGAAGAGACATTGAACAAATTTTTACATTTACTAAAAACATACAAACGATTATGGTAAACGACAAAATCGAAAAGGTAATCAAGGATGAAAATCCACAGAATTTTATACATATTGACAATCTCAAGGAAAGATTTACAGTTTTAGCTAATTATTTTACTGCTTTGTATATTAAAGAACAAATGATTGGTTATAGATTTTTATTTGATAATGTAGACAAAATACAAAAATATATTTCTGCAACCATTGCAAATGATATAACAGAGTTAAAAATGCTTATGTCTAGATATAATGTTGATAATAAAGTTGACGAAAGTGGTATAATAAAAGAACTTTATGATCTTTACAAAGACAATCCTAAACTTTATAACCAAGAACATGTAAATATATTTAACAAGGTAGATAAAATTAAGGAAAACCTTGACTTTCTACAGTTATTTGCAGATGATCTTGTGAATGTTAATTCTCAATATACTCATAAAAAGATTAAAGCTGATCTTGCTTTAAAAACTATGAGAGAAGTCTTAAGAGCTAGAAAAGTGAGAATGAACTGGGAAAATTACAATTTGGATAAAGTAGAAGATTTTAAACCAATTATTATTGAACCACAACTAGAATGCGAAATATGAGTAAAAACGATCTAATTGAACAATTGATTAATTCTGATATTGAAGAAAATAGGCTCTTTGGGAGCCTATTACTTTCTTCAGAACAGATACCTGAAGAAGAAAGAGAACCACATATTATGAAGTTAATAAATGAATTCTTAACGAATAATAAATTAAGTATAGAAATGCAAAGAAATTTGATTTCTGCATATAACAATCTTTCTTTAAATAAATCACTTAAAAACAGAGTAGTAAAACTATGAAAAAGGTTTTTAATGATGTAAATTTAGTAGCTCAATTGTTTGTAAAACAAGAACAATATGAAGCTATGACGCCTTTAGTTCATATACAGGGTAGAGGTAAAAGTAGAAGGTTATATTTTAAGGGGGATACTGCTTATAGTTATAGAGATAGTTTTCCATTAGCAAGGATAGAAGGTGATAAACTTTATGTAAAGGATTTTTGTCCCTCTATTACTACTAAAAAACATAGAAGAATAATTTGTAATTGTGCTTCAAATTATAAGGTTATTCATTCTGATGATTTAAAAAGTCCAATATGCGGTGATGTAAATATGGAAATATGTTTTAAAAAACTTTTAAATGCTAGAGAATGGCGTTATTATTTTCAAAAAGCAATAACTAGAGCAATAGATGATGGTATTTATCCTATAACTAAATCAAAGTTTCCAATATTATTTAATAAAGAGCATGATAAACTTAAACAAATGCTTTTTTCAAGTGATTATGAGACATTTAATTTGGCAAGAAAAATAATTAAACAACAGAAATTAATATGACACAATTTAAAAAATATAAGCTAGGAGATACACTTTTAAAATCTGATTATGATCAAATAGATGCATTATTGGATTCAAAATGGAAAAAATCCGTTAATCTTGAACCAGGTAAAACTGTTTTCTTTGATAAATCTGTGCAGACTTCAAGAACAGAATTCAAAAAACAGTATCCAGATAACAAGGTAATTCAAGATTTAAGCAAAGCTGATTATTATATAACTAATCAAAAACCAAGCTTTTGGTATAGTTTTTATAATACAAATCAACTGGTAATTGAGAGTAAAAACTGGAGAAGTGATCATTATTTAGAAAATCTTAATAAAGCAATAGATTTTATTAATGGAAATATAAGTATCGTAAATCCAGAAACTATTAAATTTAAGGCAGCAAATGATGATTTACCACAGGAAATGGTAGCTAAAATACAACAAATGTTACAATCTCCTGATGTAGAAACATTGAATTTAGGGATAGCTATTTTATTTCAGTATGATCACGAAAAATGTCTTGATCAGTTTTATTTATTGTTAGCAAAAGCCAATAATAGAAGTTGGTGGAGAAGAAAGAAAACGAGGGTAATTGAACAAAAAATCAAATTTATTAAATCACAATTTTTAAATCACAGATTCTAAAAACTAAAAAACTATGAAAAACTTTAATACAGAATTAACACCATCAGAAGCAGGTAACATTATTAAGTATATGATTACTCAAAATGTTGAACTTGCTAATAATAACCACATGCCAGTTGCTTTAAATATTGAAGGTAATCCGGGTATTGCTAAAACTTCAGTGGTTAAGCAAATTTGTGAAGAGTTAAATACACACCATTATATTAGACTAAATGTAGCAGAAATGGAGATTGGTGACTTAACTGGCTTTCCAATTACAGAATATAAGGTTTGCAAAGGAGAAGAATGTATGTGGATTGGCGATAAGCTGTTAAATGATTATCTTCTTCAAGGTTATCACGCTATAGGAGATTCTAGAATGTCTTATGCTAAACCTGAATGGTTAGTTGGTAAAGAAGATAAACCAGTTGTTCTTATTCTTGACGACTATAACCGTGGTATGGGTATTCTTATGAATGCTTGTATGCGTATTACTGACGAGCAGCAATATGTTTCTTGGGGATTACCAAAAGGTTCAAGTGTAATTCTAACTTCTAATCCTGAAGATAGTGAAGAATCTTTTAATGTTTCTACACTAGATTCTGCTCAAAAGACTCGCTTCTTGACAATTAAGATGAAACCTTCAGTGAATGATTGGGCTGTAGATTATGCAGAAAAGGTTGGATTGCCAAGTCCATTTATCAATTTTATGCTTAAGCACCCTGAAATAATTGAAGGAGCTTCTGTAGATGAAAATGGTAATGCGATTAAGAAAGGTAACTTAAGAATTTGGTCTAAGTTCTTTCACGCAGTTTCTGGATTAAGCAATAATTTATCTGATAATTGGGGTACAGTATTCTTATTGGGTCAAAATAGTCTTCCTGTAGAACATCTTTTGATGTTAAACAAGTTCATTGAGGACAAATTGGATCAAATTCCTACACCAGAACAATTGTTAAATTCTCAACCAGAAGATGCAATTAAGGCTCTAAAATCTGTAATTGGTAGTGGTTCCAAAAAGCGTATTGACATTTCTTCTATTCTTTCAAGACGTATTATAAACTATACTTTGGTAAATCATAAGAAGTTCAGCAAGGATATGGTAAATACATATGCAGAAATTATGGAATCAGAGTATATGAGTCCTGATTTGGTATTACTTTCGGTTAAGAAAACTACCAAATTGTTCCCACAACTAATCTCTCGTCCTAAGTTGATTAGCATTCTTACTACATAATAAATAACAGGAAAGGTGGTGTAAAAGCCACCTTTCTTTTTATTTTTGCACTATGGATAAAATATATGAAATGTTAAAATCTAATGATTTTGAAATAAATGTATTAGGAGCAAGGTTGCTTATTGATATGGCTGGTAATAACATTATTAAATTTGTTAATCTTGTAGACACTTATGAAATAGAGAATAAAGACAAAGCTATTTTTGAAAGAACTAAATCATTTACTGATTATACCATACATGGATTTAGCAATTATAAAGTTGAATATAGAGCTAACAGAGTAACATTCAATGGGTTAGAATCAAATCCAAACAATATAACTTTAACTAGAATGGGTGAAGAAATAGTATGACAGTAGAAGAAATGATTAATTCAGATGATATAGAAGTTGCCGAATTGGGTTGTACTTTGTTCATGAAAGAGAAAGATACTACAGTTGATCAGTTACGTAAAATGCTTAATAAATTTGGTAAATATAATATTCTTATTATTTCTAACCATCAAGTAGAACTAACACACAGAATAAAGTATTTTAATAACTCTAGTATTTTTGTCAAAGATACTACAAAAACAGTTTTAATAGATTTAAAATGAACATAAAAGAAATGCTAGAATCAGATGATCCTGAAATAGCAGAAATAGGTGCTAAATTACTTGTACAAGAAGATGAAACAAAAAAGAGAATAAAAATTCCAAAATGGTTTATTGAGTTTTATAAAGATACTAAAGGTAATTTACATTCTAGATTTATAAAAAAAGTAAGAAGAAATAGCGGAATTTATATTAAGTCGTTAAAAGACATTAATTCTTCAATCGAGCTAGGGTTTTTGCATAATTCGTACATATATAATTTAGAACACCTATTAGAATACGATAGTATATTAAGAAAAATTAAAGAAAAAGAATTATGAATAGAGACAAGCAACTTCAGAACATAATACTTGAGCTTATAAATGGTAGCTCTACGGTATTTTATGGATTATTCCTTACGGAAGTAAATAAATTTTTTGATAAAAGAATACCAACAGCGTGTTTAGCTAAACATCCTGATGCAAAGATTCCTATTATGTTATTTAATCCTGATTTCTGGGATAAGTTAAATGATAAACAAAGGAAGTTTTTGGTATTACACGAATGTAGTCATCTTATAAACCAATGTTTTATAATGATTAAAGAGTTTGGGATGGAAAGCCCATTAGATAATATAGCTATGGATTTGAACATTAATAGTATTCTTATGAATAACTATGCCAATGATTTGGAATTTATAGAAGGTGGTATGTTACCTGCAAATTTTCCTGAACTAAAACTTGAGGAAGAAAAAGATAGTCTTTATTATTATCAAAAGCTTAAACAAGCTAAAGATAAAAAAGAAGAAAGTAAAGGTGAAGAAGATAGTTTAGCAGGTGAACCAGGTAATAAGAATGGTAGTAGCGGTTGTAAAAATCTTGATGATTTATTAGATAATCAAGAAAAGATAGATAAGCACACAACTTGGGAAGAACTAACTGAAGGAATGAGTGATATAGAGAAAGAAGTTCTTAAGCGAGATATTGTTAATCGACTTGAAAAGATTGCTGAAGATGTAACTAAACAACATGGACATATACCAACTCATTTAGAAGGTGTCCTAAAAAGTATACAAAAGGTTAAAGAGACTGTTAATTGGAAAGGTTTATTTAGAAAGTTTATTGGTTCTACTATAAGCAATGAAATATTGATTAATAGAAAAAGACCAAATAAAAGATTTGAAGATAACCCAAGTACTAAATTTAAGTTTAAAGTTAGCGGTGTATTTTTATCTGATTCAAGTGGTTCTGTAAGTGATGAAGAACTAGAAAAATGTAACGCTGAGCTTTATAATGTATATAAAGCTGGTGGTAACGTTGATTATGCAAGCTGGGATGCTGAATGTGAAACACCTGTTAAGTATGAAGGTAAACTAAACATCACAAGAACAAAAGCAGGAGGTACAGATTTAAATTGTGCTATTGAGGAAATAAATAAAGGGTATAAGAAGAAAGGTTGGAACTTTGCAATTGTAACTACTGATGGTCATATTCCTGAAATTACAGTTAAGTCTATGATTCCTACTATGATTTTGATTACTCCCGATGGTAATGTTAATTTTCGTAGTAGATTTAAGTACAAAGTAGTAAAAATGGGATAAAAAATATAACAAGTGTCTAGTAAATTGGACACTTGTT